CATTACAAGAATATAAAGGAAGTATATTAATGGTGTGTCACGAACCTGAATTTTATGAAGATTTAATTACTGATTTATGGGATTTCACTTTATTTTCACGAAAAATAGATATATAATACAAAATATAAAAAAGTTTAGACATATTGGAAGGGGAAAAAGATAAATAATGAAATTATTAAGAAAGGTTAATAAGGTTTGGGTAGCTGTTTCTGCAACTACTTTAGTAGCAATTATGGTTTCTAATCAAACTGTACAAGCGGAAGAAATAAATCAATCACAAGTAACTTCAAATCAAGTAGAAAAAGTGAAGAGTGAAAATGATAAAGTTGAGAGTCAAGGAACAGAAGAAAAATCTAACGCTGTTTCTACTCCTACTCCTACTCCTACTTCTACTTCTACTCCTACTTCTACTTCTACTTCTACTCCTACTTCTACTCCTACTCCTGAAGCGAGAGATGCTACAAATGAAGCTATTCTTGAAAAGGCAGTTAATACAAGTTTAGAACCAGCTAAGCAAGTAGCAGAAGAAAATGATGCACATGACCCAGCAAAAGAAGAAAAGTTAAAAGAACTAGCAACCCCAGTTATTTCCAGTGAAAATGAGTCAGAAAAGATAAAGAATGCTATTACTGAAAATGACCGAGAAGTTGTTCACCAACCTGAATCAGAAACTCCTTACACTGTAAAGTATGATACCAAAAACAAAATGTATTATGTTGATGCTGTTGATTTTGGTTTAGATGTCCAAGATGGTGCTGATGATACTGCTGCTGTAAATAAAGCGTTAGAAGCAGCGAATTCAGTAGTTATGAGAAATAAACAAGGGCAAGAGTTTCAAGGGGTTGCCGTTAAATTATCTGGAGTGGTTAATGTTCAAAGAGATCAAGGAGAAATTTCTCATTATGAGTTGCGCACTCTAAATGATAGTGGAATTCCCTACGTTGTTAGAAACGGTAAGATTGATGGCGTAAAAGATGTAACTAAAATTACTCAAGAAGAATATTCAAAAATGGATGTAACCGATGATGGGTTGACAACATATACCAATAATAGAGGTAAGATAGAAGATGGTATGGTCCTTCCAATTTATAAAAAATCTGGTGTATTTAATCAAATTAAAATAGGAGAAGATTTGAAAAATGTAACAGGTTTAATTGGAGACGGTATGGGTGCCACGACAATTAAAACTAATTTAGTGCAACTTGGAAATCCATGGAATCCTGATGATAATGATACTGATAGTAGAGATCACTCAGTAGTTTTAGTTGAAGGACAAGATGGTTTCCTTATTAAGGATTTATCAGTAAATATTGTAAATCTTAAAAATGCTTTTGGAACAAAGAATGATGGTTTTTATTATAGAGGGATGCCTTATTATGGTAAGGTTAATGGAATTCAAATTGATGATTCAAGCAATGTTTCTGTAGAGTCTGTTGAATCGTCTGGTGCTAATAAAGCAGGAGTTTTCTTTAATTCTTCATATAATACAGTTTCAAAGGACTTAGAAGAAGGTACCTTAGCGAAGAAACTATATGGAAACAAACCAAGATCATTAAACTATCTATATCAAAAAGGAGACGCTGGAGTTTCTTTTGAAGATTTAAAAATTAGTAAAAACAATAAAGTTATTAACAGCAATCTCCATAACAATAGGGTTGCTGGGGTGCATTTTGCTTTTCAGAAACACTTTTTAGTAGAAGGCTCTACTTTAGCGGAAAATGGACATAAACTAAGCGGAAGTACGGGATATGGAGCAGCATCTTCTGCTGGTTCTTATAACGATTATTATATTTATAGAAATAATGTATCTTTATATAATTATCGTAAAGGACTTGATGCCCATGAAGGGGATCACATTTTAATCGAAAAAAATGTATCTTATGGTGATCGACTCTTAGGAATTGCAGTATATAATCGTGCATATAAAATGGAAAATGCGATTATTAGAAATAACATAGTAACTCAAGATACAAACAATAGATTATTAAAGAATGATTTAAGAAAAGATGGAACTTTCCCAGCAAATTCCGATTATTCACAGTATGAAGCCATTCATTTACAAACAAATGAAAAAGGTAGAGATTTAAGTGAAAAAGGTAGTGTAGGTTATTTTGAAATTAGTGGAAATACTATTCAAAATATTGATAATAGCGGGAAAATTCCAGTCAAATATGAGAGTGGTTATAGATCAGAAGAAAATTATACTGCTAATGCTATTTTAGTCAGAATGCAAGAACCATACTTAGATTATGTATTAAAGATTGACAATAATAATATTTCTGGAAAATCAGCTACATCTATATTTAAGGTGATTAACTCTGCAATTGACCATAAGAATGGCAATCTTCAAGTTACGGAAACTGATAAATATAAAACTGGTATTGGTAATGGTTCAGGGGCTATTTCTATTACGAATAATAAAGTTAATGTAGATAAAGTAACGGGATTTGCTGGTACTTATTTAAGTCCAATCAATATTGTTGAAAGTACTGATAATAGACTAATTAAAGATAATCAAGGAAAAGTAATTGCTTTCCAAGATAAATTTAGAGGGTCTCTCAACTTCAGTAATAATGATATTACTTTTAAAAATACAGAATTAAGTAGCCCAAGAAATACAGAAAGTGCTGTCAAAATTATTAGTAATGCTGAGGCTATTCTGCTAAAAGATAACAAATTTAATTTTGGAAAAGTGACTCAAGATTATACTGCAAATATAGCTATGGTGAAACCATTAATTGAAGTAAACGGACTTACTGGACCAACAGCACAACCAAATATTAATGGGGTACAAACAAATACTAGTAGACAAGTTTCAAACTTACCGTCTACACTTAAACACACACAACCATTTGTATTTGTTAACAATGATATATCAATTGATAATGAAAAGTTTAGTGAAAGAGCAACTACGAAGCTTCCTACTAGAGTTTTACAATCATATTCAGTTGTAAGATATATCAATAATAATACTTTTACTTCAAAAGAACCGATTGATGTTAACCCTGTGAAAGAACAATCAGATGTTGATGGAAACACAGTATACGACACAACAAATACAACAAATGAGACCCCATCTAAAGCCTTGAATGAGCGTTTATATAATTTAGCTACAGAGCGTTTTTCTACTGAAAAACCTGAATTGGTTAAGACTGAAGAAAAGACTGTTCAAAAAGAAACAAACTTCATTTTAGATAAGAATTTAAAAGCAGGGGAACAAGTTGTTGATCAAGAAGGTCAAGATGGAAAAGTTGAAGAAAAAACTTATTCTACTAAAGTAAGTAATGGTGTGTATGATAAACAAGGTGATATTGATGTATATAGTCCTCTTGCGCGAGTAATTAAGAATAATTATTATGACCTAAAGAATATCCAGAAAGATACTGTAAATAAAAGAGTTCCTGGATTGGTAAGAGGGGATTATGTTACAACAGAAAACAAACCTTTAGAATTAAGTAAAAATTTTGTTTATAACACTGTCTTAAAAGATAAAGCTGGAAAGCTAATCGAAGCTAAAACAGATGTAACATATAAATATAACAATATGCCGATAATGTTAGAAGAGGGTGTAGGAGAAAGTTTTACTGATAAAAAAGTAATAGCAGAAGCTGTAGATAAGATTGTTAGAATTGGGATAAGAAATACTACGTATTTACCAATTATTGAATCAGAAAAAATTCCATTTGAAGTGGAGTATGTTGATACAGATGAATTACTAGAAGGTGAAACGGTAACTCTTACGGATGGAGTTTTGGGAGAATTAACCAAAATTTACAGAGAATTACGTGATTCTAATACGGGTGAATTATTGTCTGAAAAAGAATATGTAACTGAACTGGTAACAAGTGCACCAGTTAAAATGGTAGTAAAACGTGGTACTAAAAAATCGACTTCAACTGTACAAAAAGTAATTACTGAAGAAATACCGTATCAAGTAATTTCAACTCCTTCAAATGAATTAAAAGCTGGAGAAAGAGTTGTTCAAAGAGTAGGAAAAAATGGAACAATTGAATATCTCTATCAGTATGTGCTAGATTCAGAGGGGCATGTTGTCTCAGCCAAGTTAATTTCTAGCAAAGTGATTGAAGAAGCTGTTGACGAGATTGTACACGTTGGTGTTGAAGATTCACAAGAAATGTTACCAAATACACCTCCTCAAACACCTCCAACTCCAGGTAAACCAGAATTACCTAACACAGGTGTGGAAGACTTATCAGTAGTCTTCAATGCAGCAAGCATGTCACTCCTTGCAGGTTTAGGATTACTTGCGACTGGCAAGAAAAAAGAGGACGAAAAAGAATAATCTCACCTAGGTGATCACTTCTAAAGTTTGACGAAAAGCCCCCGAGAGCAATCTCGGGGCTTTTTTGCGCATCAAAAAACGCTACAAAACAATGTTTGTAGCGTGGAGTATGTTGTAAGTCGCCTAGGGGAGTATAGAGCGTTGATATAACAACGTTTATGAGCGTTTTGTACTCTCAATGTACTCAACTGAATATTGAGTTCAGTTTTTCGTTATCTTCCTGCTCTAATTCGTCAATAATATGTGCGTATGTGTGTAACGTAATATTAGGGTCTGCGTGTCCAAGTCTCTTGCTAACTGTGAGTAATTGAACACCGTTCGCTAATAGAATACTTGCGTGTGTATGTCGCATCGCATGGAATGTAATATCTTTATCAATTTCTGCTCTGCTTAATGCTAGTTGCAGTGCTTTATTAATTGCATTGTTACTAATTCTTTTAAATATTCTTTGTGTTTGGTCCTCTGGAACAGGCAGCGTTTTTAATATTTCAACTAATTTATCAGGAATGGTTATTTTACGTTTGCTACTTTTTGTCTTGCCTTCAGTAAAATCGTTTGTAAAATGATAATCGAATCCTTTTTCTATTTTTATTGTTTTATTTTCTAGATCCACACAATCCCATGTCATACCTAAGCATTCCCCAAAACGGGCCCCTGTATACATACTAAATAGAATGATATATCTTGAAGTATAATCTAGTTGTATATCTTCTAACAATGCTTTCTCTAATTTATCAAATTCACTCTTACTTAAGTATTTATTTTCAACTTTCTTATTTTTCTCTTCAAGACCTTTTAAAACGGCGGTTGTTGTCGGATCATGAAGAAGTGTTTGTGTTCTTAACGCATGCTTTATTGCTGCTTTAACGTAAGTATGGTATTTTTTTACAGTTTCCTTGGAACGTGTTTTAGCAACGTCATTCAAAAATGATTGATAATTTTCGTGGGTAATATCTCGTAATGGAATGTTGTAATTTGTTCTTACATAATCAATGATACTGTTTATCCTAGAGATGCTTTTCAATGAAATAGTATCTTCTTTATAAAGCCTCTTCCAATTCTCCATATAGTCAGCTAGTAACATTTGTTCTTTGCTAATATTCTTACCAACTAGAAGTTCGTTTTCTTTTAATATAGAGGCGTCTTTTGCTTCTGCCTTCGTTTTAAATCCACTCTTTGAAACGTATTTACGTTTACCTTCATCGTAATAGTAGACACGATAAGCCCATGTTTTGCCTCTCTTGGTTATGCTTGCCATAGTTCACCTCCATTTCCAAACGTACGTTCTTTTTTAGATAAAATAAATAGCCTTAATAGGCTACTTATTTTATAAAAATCTTTTAACAGTCGAAGTTAAATTATCAGAATACTGAATGATATCGAGTGGATTTGAGATTTCAACAGTCGTATGTTTTTCATCGTTAAATTGTAGTTTAAATTTATTGTTGACTGTATAAATACGCATAATCCACTTACGAATATTATCATCTAAAAGTACATTAAAATAACTTCTATTGTCTCTATAAAATATTCGTGATGGTTCCACAACGTCTTTTAAAACAATTTTTGTAGTAGTGTAAGCTTCTAATTCTTCAGAAGTTGTTATTATTTCAGAATCTTTATTTTGAACTTCTTCTTTAACCTCTTCAGTATCTGGAGTACTAGATATTTTAGTATCTACATTAGTATTTAAAGCAGCACTCAACTTATCGTTTACCCGTTCGCTTATGAATTGAGAAAATCCCTTCTTAACGATTGCTTCAAATTTTTCAAGTGTATTTTTGGTTTTAGTACCTTCATATATCTCACCAACGATATATTTAACGAATGATTCATCTGGTTCAGTCAATTGTTTAGATAAAAGGTTTTTAAGGCTGTTTAAGTATTTTAATTCAGAAGCAGATGAAGTTATTTTATCAACGTCAAAATTATCTTTGTGGAATTTAGCAATCTCAGCGATTTGAACGTCCTTAATCTTAGTAATGTCTATTGTTAAAAACGGAGTAGAGTCCATTTTGTTAGGTTCATCAAGATCTGTGTAAAATTTATATTCTTGTCCATTTGTTAAAATTCCGAATTTTGAAGTAGTAGTACCAAAATATCTAAATAATTGCGAATCATGTTTTGTAAGTTTTTCTGATATAGATTTAGCTTCAATTAGAATTACAGGAGCATCGCTAATTTTAATTGCATAGTCTACTTTTTCACCTTTTTTAATTCCAAAATCTGCAGTGAATTCAGGAATAAATTCTAGTGGGTTAAAGATATCATATCCTAAGATTTGAAAGAATGGCAAAATTAGAGAAGTTTTAGTAGCCTCCTCTGTATTGATATTATCTTTCAATGTATGTACTCGTTTCCCTAAATTCTTCAATTGCTCTGACAACACTTCTAATTCCATTGTTTTCCTCCTTAAATGTAATTTTGCATATCCTCTTTAATTCCATATATAGTCTTTAGGATTTCAAACGTTTCTACAGGCTTTTGATATTGTTCTTCATATAAATATTTCATTAGTCCACACGCAAACATATCTGCTTCTCGTTCTAATTTTCCTTTGCCACCAAAAGTTGCGGAGTAGAATCCATTCAATCCATAATGGTCCATAGCATGCTTTAATTCATGTGCCATGACGTAGTATTTAAAAGAAATGTCTTGTATATCTTCATTAATTAATATTAATGGTGTATCTTTTTCTGAAGATACAAGTATTCCTTTTAAATTATTAGGTAATGTTTTGAAATCATATTCGATCCCTAAATAGTCCGCTATTTCAAACGGGTTAGCTGTATTGTAAGTACTAACTAACTGATTCACTTCCAATAATTATTCCTCCTTGCCTTTTTTTATTCGTTCCCATAGCATTGCTCGTATCATTCCGTCTAATTGTATCTTATCTTCTTCAGATAGTTCTATGCCATTATAGGACATAACAACACTATTACGTTTTAACGCCTCATCAAAAACAATAACATCGTCTTTGGATGCCCAATCTGGAGCTTCAGTCTCAACTTCACCAATTAAAGCTAATGGACTGATTTGTAAAATCTTCGCATACTTTAAAATTTTATCTCTGCCCATATTATTTATCATGCCGTTTTCCCATTTTCGAACAGTACTCTTACCGACACCAACGTAATTGCCGACATCTTCTAAAGTTAACTTCAACGATTCTCTTTGAGCCTTTAAATTAAGCATTTTAACCGCTCCTTTCATAATGAAAGAATACCACTAAAGTGTCCTAGAAACAACTAAATTCACTCAAAAAATAAAAAAAGTTTCAAAAAAGACACATTTATGTGTTGACACGATTATTTACTTATGATACTATGATGGTGTCCTAAACGACACAACAAGAAACGAGGTGATGTAAATGAACTATAATTTATTGAAAGCAAAAATTGTAGAAAGGGGATTAAAGGTAGAAGATTTTATTGATAAAATGGACGAAAATATCAATGGAACATTCACTAAAACAGTGTATCATAGTAGAATGAACGGATTGGTTTCTTTCCGAAGAGAAGAAATCGTTGCTTGTAAGAACATCCTAAATTTATCAGATTCTGAAATTATGGATATTTTTTTTAAAGAGTAAGTGTCCTGAAAGACACCTCTCTAACAGAAAGGAGACAAATTTGAAAGATAAAAACAAAAAAGAGCAGTCTAAAAACAACCGCTCATTTATTATTGGAAAATCTAGTATGACGATTACTAGAAAATCTATAAATATTCAAACACCAAAGCTTATATTACATCAACAAAAACAGAGCTCGGAGAATAAATGTCAGGAATAATATTTATTACACCATTTTCATCTTCAGAAGCATGAAGAACTTTATTGCATCTCATTTCAATTTCTTCTGCAGACTGAATGAAAACGAATATCGTTCCATCTGGATATTCAAAACGTGAAATAATTTGTTCTGCTGTTTGGCTGATAATTTGAACATATTCATTCATGTTTGGGAATAACGGATGTTGAATTTTGTATTCATTCATAAATAACACCTCCTTTCCAAAGTAATTATAGGCTTGAAAGAAGGTTACAACAATATGAAAAAATGAAAGGAGTTTAAACCATGGAGCAATCAACGCTTGATTATTTTGAATCGATATTTTTTGAAGTCGTAAAAAGAAAACCAGAGAAATTTGTTGGATTAATAAAACCATTTATTGATTCAAGAAGTAACCAACGGTGGATAACGACTGAAGAGCTGTGCGAAGCGATTGGAACAAGTTCCAGTTCGTGGCACAAAAGCGAAGTTAGAAACCATCCTGTGGTGGTTGCAGCAAGAAGAACAGACACACGCCCATACAAATATCAAGCGAGCATGATTGATGAAATTCAAAGAGTATGGGACGGAAGGAGAAGACGATGAGAACGGAACGAAGAAGAAAAACGAGGGTACAATTCATCCCATTTATGAAGTGGATACTAGGATGGTACATTTTAGCATTTGGAATCATTATCGCAATGATTAGCATTGTGCTCTTAGTAGGAAAGGCGGTTGAACAACACGAATCAAAAGTGAATCTAATTAGAAGTGGACAATACGTTGAACCTGATTTTCAGGAAACGTGGAATAAAAAAAGCCAGCGCGGGAACGCTGACTAACTAAATATATCTAAGGAGAGTATAACACAATGTACGGAAGTTTTGAAGCATTACACAATAGGTATCTTGAACCTCCTGAAGACAAAGTTTATGGATACGATTGGAATGGAATGGAAATCTATCGTGGAGATCAGTACAGAATTATAGGTGGGGATAAAGTCCTTGAGGACGATGTGGAAGAATATCTAAGAAACCTATATTTAACAGAACCGCCAGTGACACGCATTAGAGCGTATGACTGGAAGGGAGAGAAAACAGACGAGGAATGGAATTACTATCTATTAGATGGAGATTACGTTAACGAGGATGATGTAGATGAGTACTTGAAAGAAAATTATTTAGACTCATCAATTTTAACAGCAGGAGAGTGAAATATGTTAAACAAATCAGAGAGCATTGAAAACTTATCAAAAGCAATGTCTGAATTTCAGAAGAATTTAAAACAACCATTAAAAGATGCAAACAACCCATTTTTTAAAAGTAAATATGTACCTTTAGAAAATGTAGTTGAAGCAATCACAGAAGCAGCAGGACCGTTAGGGATTTCGTTCATGCAGTATGCAAGTGGTGATGAAAACGGAAATGTTGAAGTAGGAACGATTATTCTGCATCAATCAGGGGAATATATTGAATTTCCTAGCGTGAGAATGAAGCCTGAAAAACAAACACCTCAAGCATACGGTAGTGCAATTACATACGCTAAAAGATATGCGTTGAGCGCAGTGTTTGGTATCACATCAGACAAAGACGATGACGGAAACGAGGCAAGCGGTAACGGAAGAAAAAAGAAAGGGCCTCAAATCAGCGCAGAAAAACAATCTAAATGTGATTATATTCAACAACTAGCAGAGTCAACACCCGAACGATTCGAGAAATTCAAAGAAATGCAATCCAAAGTTCAAGGCGCACCTACTGAAGAATGGAGCGATACTTTGCTAGATAGAGCAATTAAGATGTTGCAAAGTATTCCCGAACCTTTAACAGGAACGCGTGAAGGGGCGTAATGGATTACGAGGGGAAACTCAAGGCGGTTAATCAACAAGATATACAGATAGCGCTAGAAGAAGATTTCAATCTTACAGAAGCTAGAAGAAGAACAGATAAAGGCGAAAATATCCGCTTGAAAGTGACGGTTATTGATAAACGTAGCATCACACCTAAACAACAGAAATTTATTCATGCGTTGTTTGGAGATGTGAGCGATTATACGGGTTATCCGTTGGAATGGGTCAAGGAAATGTTCAAAGCGTATTACAGTGAATTGTACAACGTGGAAGGGTTAAGCCTAGCGATGAACCACTGTAACATTACTCAAGCTAATCAACTGATTGAACTGATTATCGAGTTTTGTTTCCAAAACGACATACCATTTCACTTCAAAGAATACTATCAAGCGGTTGACATATCCCGTCTAGCGTTTCTGTTTGTTAAATATCGGACGTGCTTTATTTGTGGGAAACAACATAGCGATGTAGATCACGTAGATGCGGTAGGAATGGGAAACAATCGAAACATGATAGACCACGCAAACAGACGTTACTACTGCCTATGCAGAACTCACCACACGGAACGGCACACGATAGGAGAAATCGCATTTGAAAATAAATATCATATCAAGCCAATCCTACTAAACGAGGAGGCAGTGAAAGAACTAAGAATCGGTAAATAGGGAGAAAGGAGGTACCGAATGAGAAGTTATTTCTCACACGATAGCAACGCAAGAAATTCGGACAAATTAATGAAGGTTCGAATGAAGTTAGGTGCGGAAGGCTATGGAATCTTCTTCATGTTGATTGAACGATTAAGAGAAGAAGAAGGCTACAAAAGCACAATCGATTACGACACACTAGCTTTTGATTTAAGAGTAGAACCTGAAAAAGTAAAACAAGTTGTTGAGAATTACGACTTATTCAAATTTACAGAAGATGGTAAATATTTCTATTCAGATAGCTTTAATGAGCGAATGGAAATGATGGATGTACGAGCGCAACAACGAAAATCCAAAGCAAAAAAAGCAGCAGAAGCACGGTGGAATAAACAATCTGAAGATACAAGCAATGCTCAAACATTACCTAAGCAATGCTCAAGCAATGCTCAAGCATTGCTAAACCATGCCAATAAAATAAAACTAAATAAAATAAAACTAAATAAAACTAAAATAAATAAAAGTAAAGTAGTAGTAGCAGAAACAAACGAAGCTGAAAACCTAGCAGACGAACCAGAAACAACAACTGAACAAAAACAAATTTCTGATGTTTTAAACTTTTATGAAAATCATTTTGGAATGACTAGCGACTATATTCGTCAATCGATTTTGAAATGGTGTAATGATTTAAACCCTGAACTCGTTAAACGAGCGCTAGAAATATCAGTTGAGGATAATGTTTTAAAATTCAGATACGCAAACGCAATTATGGTTGATTGGGATAAAAAAGGAATTGATACCCTTGAGAAAGCACTAGCGGAGGGCAACGCTAGACAAAAAACAAAACAGAATAACTACAACAAGCCTAGCGGTTACGTTGAGATTGTACCCGACTGGGCAAAATAACAGGAGGACAAATGAGCGAGGAAGAAAAAGAAATACAGTTTTACAAGTCTAATCCAAAGCGATACGCAGAACTAGTCAAACAAATCGCTAACTTGAAAACCACTGATGAAGGTTTTCTTGAAAGAAAGAGAAAACTTATCCAGGGGGCAAAAGAAAGAGAGGGAGCAACTAATAAATAAATGTTCAGAACATCTAAGTACAACGCTAAGAAAGTAGAGATTGACGGTATCAAGTTTGATAGTAAAGCGGAAGGCGAATATTACTTACACTTAAAGAAACAAGTGGTGGAACGTAAAATTTTAGGGTTTGAACGACAAAAAAGAATGTTGCTGCAAGAAGGCTTTAGCGTTGAAGGAGTCAAAGGAAAAATCAGACCTATCTTTTACGTAGTTGATTTTATCGTCACGGAAAATGACGGCACAGTGACTTATATTGACGTGAAAGGCGTAGAAACAGACGTATTCAAGCTAAAGAAAAAGCTATTTATGAAACGATACAATACCGCATTACTGAAAGTTAAAAAGACAAAAGGAGGGTGGCAATATGAGTAAACAAATGACACCAATTGAAAAGGTAGTCCTATCGCTTATCCCGATTAGTGATGAACGCCGAGTGAATATAAAAGACATCGTAGCACAGACAAGACTTTCTACAAGACGAGTGAAAAAAATCATAGATCAGTTAATCAACAATTACGGCATCGTGATTGTAGGAGTAAGAAACGGACGCACTGGATACTTTATTCCAGTAACAGACGAGGAGCGACAAGAGGGCGTATTGCCACTCAAAGCGCAGGCAATCAAAGAGTTTAAACGAGTGAACAAGATTCAAAAGGGAAACCTGGACGAATGGAAAAAATATATAGGAGATGTAGACAATGATTAACAACGTAGTATTAGTAGGACGATTAACAAAGGCGGTAGATTTACGCTATACATCGAACGGAACGGCATACGCTAGTTTCACGGTAGCGGTAGAAAGAAACTTTAAGAACCAAAACGGCGAAAAGGAAACAGACTTTATTAATTGTGTAATGTGGCGTAAACCAGCGGAAAACCTAGCGAATTACACTAAGAAAGGTTCGTTAATCGGGGTTGAGGGACGTATTCAAACACGCAACTATGAAAATCAACAAGGACAAAAGGTATACGTGACAGAGGTACTAGCAGAAAACTTTAGCTTGTTAGAAGCGCGCAACGCTACAAGTCAATTAGAAGGCAGTAGAGAGGGTTTTGAAGGTGGACATGTAAATACATTCAACGGTAATAAAAACGCGAATACAGGCGGAAATTTTGCAAATAACGACCAGTTTAATATTGAAGGGGATGTTTTCAATGTGCAAGACGATGACTTACCATTCTAAAGTAAAAATTCTTGATGTGTGTTGTGGTTCAAGAATGTTCTGGTTTGACAAAAACGAGCCACACACAACATTCATGGATATAAGAAAAGAGCGGTTTGAAATCCATGGAAAGAAGGTTAATGTTCAACCAGATATTGTTGGCGACTTTAGAAACATTCCGTTTGAAGACAACTGTTTTGACCTGGTTGTATTTGACCCACCTCATTTAAAATGGGCTGGACCTAATTCAATAATGAAAGCACAATACGGCCAATTGGACAAGCATACCTGGAAAGAAGACCTTACTAAGGGATTTGAAGAGTGTATGCGTGTTTTGAGAGTTGGGGGGACATTGATTTTTAAATGGTCCGACTGCCAGATTAATGTTAAAGAGATTTTAAAAGCTATTCCGTTCAATCCGTTATTTGGCCAGCAAAGAGGGACAACGCACTGGATGACGTTTGTAAAATTTGAATAGGAGAAAATAAGAAAAAATAGTAAAGGAGCGATGCTCATGAATCATATTAAATTATATGTCATTAGAGATGCTAAATATCCACAATGGTACTTCCAACGTATTAATGACTACTCAAGCATGATGGGATATCTTGCAAAGAACCATCCACGATATACGCATCAATTTACAACTGACATTAAACAAGCGATGCATTTTAAAACGCCAAATGAAGTACTGGAATTTATAAAAGAACATGCTATTGAAGGGACTATCGTTAAGGACCCGTATCAAGAACGAATTAGCAAAGTGGCATTTAAATGCATGGGTGAGAATTACGGTGAAGCGATCACGTACATCCATGGGATGATTGAAGATTCCAGCGATAAGATGTTAGCTGCTTCCAAAGCGTTAAAAGTGAATGCGAATACATTGATTAAATTTATGAAAGACCCTTATTCAGTTGCGGCTCATATTCGAGACCGTATTGTAGAAAATTTAGTGAATCTAGAGAAGGCGGTGAAGGCAATTGGCTAAAAATGAATTTGAAAAATTAAAAGACGATGTGCATTACTTAATTGTTGCGCATTGTAAGTACAAGGACATGTTAATGTATGACAGAGCGTTGAAACAGTTCCAAGAAGATATCAACTATGGACAACTTGAAGAAATGAGTTACGATGAACGATTCGCTTTCTTACTTGGCTTCGAGACATCGTTGAAAGCGATAGAAACTATTACTTTAAAAGAAAGTGATAAATTCAAGAATGCAGCTCGGAGATTAGATAAACCGCTCGAACAATGTGGGCTAAAGAGTGCGACTTAAGAAGGAGATGAAAAATAAATGAAAACGAATCAATTATGGGTAATTTTTTGGCAACTAATGACGTACACGATTTTTGTGTTGAATGTCTTAGGGGTTTCTCGAATCGATATCGTTGTTCCTACAGTCACGTTATTTGCTGGAGCAATTGCGGGATATGAGAAAGAAAGAGATAAATAGGAGGATAACTATGGGAAAATTAGAAGAATTTAAGGAAGAAAGAGCGGTACTGTATAAGAGGGTGTCGGAACTAGATAAGTCGATTGAAACGTTGGAAAACGCGCAGTGGGTATTTGAAGAAGGAGAAAATATTTGGTCTGTAGACCAATTTGGAAATATTCAGCGGGGTAGATGGGGAGGACAAGCGTGGAGTGATGTAGCTTTCACCCAAGGGCATATTTTTAAAACTGAAAAAGAAGCGAGATTAGAAGCACAAAGAAGGAATCTGTTGCAACGCTTCAAAATGTTTAGAGATAAGTGTAATGATGGATGGAAACCCGATTTTAATGATCATAACAGTAAAAAATGGGTTATTGCTAAGAATAAAGAAGGAATGTACGCTATGTGGACAGTCGAATTTAATTCCTTTTCATATTTTGGTTGTTTTAAAAATCAATTTGATGCCGAACGTGCGATTGAATTGTTTGGGGATGAAATAAAAGAATTGTTTGTGGATTGTGAGGGTAGGTAAATGAAAATCTTAACCCAAATTATTAGCAGTTTGATTGTAGTATCGCTTTTGGAATTGATCAGAAAAGAAAGCGAACTTGCAGCGTTCATAATTGCGCTGATTATGGCTATTGTACTTTTGGTTCTTTGCATTTTAGAGTTGTTTGGAGTTATAGCGGTTTGAAAGAGGTTATTAAATGATTAAACCAAGAATATTAGATAAAAAACTATTAATTAAGAAAAGACAGATTGGAACAGCAACTCATCAATTTAACGGTGAAAAAATTGATATTTATAGAAGTATAAACGGCATGAAAATCATTGTTGAATATAAAGGCGAATCTGTAATTTGGAATATAAGAGACATGGTTGAAGAGTCGATAGAATTAATCGACGGTGTACCTTTAGAGGAGGAATAACGATGTGTTTTGTAATGACGGTTTTTGCTATGGTTATGATAGTGCTTATATCTGTAATACTGTTTGCCTTACTCTTCGGTTTAGCTCCTATCATCGCCTATATCGTTAATTGGATTGGGGATGTTATTACTGAAGCCGTCGAATGGATTGAAGATATTTTTAGGAATTAGAAAAGGAGAATGTAAAAATGGAATTAATCGTATTTTTAAAAAATGGTAACACTCTTAAATTTGAAAATGTGTCAAACGTAAGATTTAGCACAAACTTTTTTACAGTATTGTGTTTTGATTACGTAAGCGCATCGAATCATAAAAAGAAAAGTGCAGCATTCAATTTTGTGCACTTAGCAGGCGTATCATTCGAGGAGGAATTAGTAGATGTTGACAGTTTATTCAAAGCCTAGTTGTATGCAATGCGAGATGACGAAGATGTGGTTGACTCAGAACAAGATTCCATTCGAAGCAGTAGACATCGAAGCAAATCCAGAAGCGTTGGAGTTGTTGAGTCATTATGGATGGCAAACTCTTCCAGTAGTGGCTATCGATGACGAAATAAGCGACAATTCTAAATCCTGGAGCGGTTTTCAAATTGATAAGTTAGAGGCTCTATTGTGAGGTGAATAATGGACAGTAGAGGTTATTACGGAATATGTGCTGGAATCATTGAAAGAGCCGTTGATGATTACAAAATAGCTTTAAGATACTTACTTTCCAAAGGGATTGTAAAATCTGATTGGAATCTAAAAGAAAAGCATTTTAGAAATAGGTACCATCGAGAAGCGTGGAATATGAAAATGGACTGTGAGCGGTTCTTTCTCAGTCAGTATTTTGACTATTTATCAAATACAGAGGAATTCGGGTCAACCTTAATGAAACGGATTAGAGAGGATGTGAAAAATGGGAATTAAACATCAATTGAAGCAAATTCGTTTAATCGATTTGGAAGTAAAAGCAAAAATGGAAGAGTTGGATCGCTTGAATAATTCTTTCTTAAAATCTCCTTCTCTAAAAGAAGTGAATGTGCAAGAGTCGAAAGTAGGCCTTAAAGACGATGCTTACGTTAAAATAATCAATTTGAATGATTACATTAACGAAAAAGTGGATAAATTGATTGATTTGAAATATCAACTGATTAAAGCGATTGAGCAATTGGACGATTCTAAAGAACGAACAATCATTTGGATGAAATACATCTCTTCTAAAAGTTGGGATGAGATTGCTGAAGAATTAAAAATATCTAAAACAACACTTTTTATTCTTCATGATGAAGCGGTTAAAAAAATCGAAAGATGTACTAAAAAAGATGATTCTGTACTGAGCAGTACTAATGAATCTATGATATAGTTATGATGTAGAAGTTGTGGGAAAAGACATTCTTTTTTCTCGTGGTTTAAACTCCTTTATTTTTTCCTCTCAAGCCCTCCAGCTTGAGGGGTTTTTGTATGCAATGAAAAGAGGTGATGGAAAATGAACGAAAAACAAAAACACTTCGCTGATGAGTACATCATCAGTAAAAACGCAACTAAGTCAGCGATTAAGGCAGGTTACTCAGAAAAAACGGCATATAGTATAGGGCAAAGGTTGTTGAAGAAAGTTGAAATCTCCGAGTATATCAAGAAACGTACGGAAGAACATTTTAATGAACGGTCAATGAGTATTGCTGAAGCTTTAGCAATCTCTGCAAGTATAGCCCGTGGAGAACCGCAGAAGAGATATTCAAAAAAAGTAATAAAGTCTAACGGAGAGGAAATGGAAGAAGTCGTATCTGGGGAATACACGCCAAGTATTGAAGATAGGCAACGCTCAATAGACCATATCTTAAAAGTAAGTGGTGCATACCTTGACCGTAAAGAAATAGACGTTCAAGGAAGCGTGGTGTTTATGAATGAAGATAGCATCGCAGATTAACCTACCTGCTACAATCGGGAAAGGTTACGGCGCTTTTTGGCGTTCTAGGAACTTTTATAGAGTTGTAAAAGGCTCTCGTGGGTCTAAAAAATCAAAAACAACGGCGTTAAACTTTATCGTCCGTATCTTAAAACATCCGTGGTCTAATCTGTTAGTAGTTCGACGATACTCTAATACCAATAAGCAATCGACATATACAGATTTTAAATGGGCAGCTAACAAATTAGAAGTTGCTCATTTATTTAAGTTTAACGAGTCGTTACCTGAAATAACTGTCAAAGCAACGGGGCAAAAGATATTGTTTAGAGGGTTAGACGATGAGTTGAAAATAACCTCAATCACTGTAGATGTAGGGATTCTTTGTTGGGCCTGGTTTGAGGAAGCATACCAAATAGAGAATGAAGAAAAGTTCTCTACTGTTGTTGAATCAATCCGTGGGACGTTAGACGCTCCAGACTTCTTTAAGCAAATCACTGTTACGTTTAACCCATGGAATGAAAGACACTGGTTAAAACGTGTGTTCTTTGATGAAAAAACACAAAGAGCAGATACATTAGCACTCACAACTACGTTTAGATGCAACGAGTGGTTAGATAAAGTCGATATACAACGATATGAAGACCTATACAACACGAATCCACGGCGTGCTCGTATTGTGTGCGATGGTGAGTGGGGCGTTGCGGAAGGCTTGATATACGAGAATGTTCAAGTCAAGAATTTTGACAAAGACGAATTGTTGAAGGATGAGGTTTATCAGTTGGCGATTGGTCTTGACTTTGGTTTCACACATGACCCTACAGCGTTATGTGCTAGCTTGATTAACGAACAGAAAAAGGAAATATATGTCTTTGATGAAGCGTATCAAGTTGGATTGATAACGAAAGACGTAGCTAAGATGATACAAGACAAAGGATACGCTAAGTCACAAATCATCGCAGATAGTGCAGAACCGAGGTTGATTAAAGAATTGCAAACAGAATATAACATTTTGCGATTGAAAGAAAGTCGTAAAGGAAAAGATAGCATCATGGCAGGAGTATCCAAGTTACAAGGATACTCTATTTTTGTACATCCATCTTGTACGCACATCATGGATGAATTTTACAGTTATTGCTATCAACAAGACAAAGAGGGGAACTGGTTGAATAAACCCGAAGATAAGAACAACCACTTGATGGATGCACTCAGATACAGCTTGCAATGTATCGATGGCAGTCAATCTAAAATCAAACTGTTCAAAGGAGGCTTTTAAAATTGGCAAAAGTTTTTGTTAACAAACGAAAAGTTATAACGACAACAAGCGATGAAGTGACTGAAGAAGTCGTTACTGAAGCGATTAGGCTTCACATGAGTAAGCTAGTTAAGAATTATGTTGAAAGTGAGGATATGTATCTCTCACAACATGAAGTTCTTAAAATGCCTAAGAAAGATAGCTGGAAACCTGATAACCGCTTAGTATTTAATTATGCTAAGTACATTGTCGATACGTTCACAGGTTATCAAATCGGTGTTCCGGTTAAAATCAAGCATGATGATGAAAGTGTGAATGAGTTTGTCGCTGATTTTCGTAAGATTAACGACATGGAGGACTCAGAATTTGAATTGGCTAAGATGTCTAGCGTATTTGGTCATTCATTCATCTACGTTTATCAAAACGAATACAAACAAACTAGAGCGACATATAACAGTCCAATAAATATGTTTATCGTACATGATAACAGCATTGAAGAACGTCCGTTGTTCGCTGTAAGATACACGTTTAATGAGAATAACCAAACAGGTGTCGGACAAGTTATCACTAACGACGAAGTGATTGAAGCTACTTTTACAACTGGCGGATCAGTAAAATTCGGTGAGCGTACTCAGCACATCTATAGTTTCGTTCCAGTCGTTGAAGTGATTGAGAATGAAGAACGACAAAGTATTTTCGAAAGTGTCAAGACTTTGATTAATGCTTTGAATAAGGCAGCGAGTGAGAAAGCGAATGATGTAGATTATTTTGCAGATGCTTATTTGAAGGTACTTGGCGTTGAATTACAGGAAGAAGAAGCTGGTCAAATCAGGGAGAATAGAATTTTCAATCTTTGGAAAACTGGTGACGGTCCTCTTCCAGATGTAGGGTTCTTGGAGAAACCAAATTCAGACACGACTCAAGAAAATTTAATTAGTTTACTGAAAGATTCTATCTTTGCTATTTCGATGGTTGCTAATATGTCAGAATCTGAGTTTGGGAATTCATCTGGAACTGCTCTTGCTTTTAAATTGCAGGCTATGGATAACCTTGCTCGGATGAAAGATAGAAAACTACAATCTGCATTTAATCGCTTGTATCAGATTGTGTTTAGCGTGCCTTTGACAACTGTTTATGAGGATGCATGGACAGGATTATCCTACACGTTTACTAGAAATGTACCAAGAAATCTTCTGGAAGAAGCGCAGATTGTCGGACAGTTATCTGGTCAAGTGTCAGAGGAAACTAAGCTGTCTGTTTTATCTATCATTGATGACCCACGAAAAGAAATCCAAAGAATGGAGCATGAAGAGGAAGCTATGGGCGACCTTGAGACTCGTTTGGAAAAACAAAAAATCTACTCGGACGCTGAAATAAATGAAAGTCAGAAAGTTATAGCAGATGTTGGACAGTAAGTATTGGGAAGATAGGTATCGTGCTGAAGAAAAGGATAGGGAACTAGCAGATAAGAGAGTAGCTTATCAACTGCACGGTGTCTATCAACAACACGCTAATAACATTCAAAAGGAAATCGATAGTTTTTGGCAAAGGTATGCTGATAAAGAAGGTATAACGAAGTTAGAAGCTAAACAACGAGCAGATAGGCTGGATATGGTTAGTGTCGAGTTTAAAGCTAAGCAGTTAGTCGAGCGCGCTAATCGTTTGAGGGAACGTGGTCAGAAAGTAACTAGCAAGGATTTCACAAAAGTAGAAAATGACTTGATGAGATTGTATAACTTGAAGATGAAAACAAGCCGTCTTGAAGTGCTTCAAGCGAATATTAAGCTGCATCAGTATGATTTAGCTTTGAGTGAGTTTGAAATCATTGATAAGCACTTGATTGAATCAATCAGACGTGAAAATCTGTTTAGCGCTGGTGTTTTGAACATGACACTCGGAAGTTTTGAAGCTTCAAAAATATCTGCTGACTCTATCGTGTATGCCAATTTCAACAATGCAACGTGGTCGTCTAGAGTTTGGGAAAGACAGAACGAATTAAGAGACATTGTTAAGAAAGGTGTTGCTGATACCGTTTTGAGAGGTAAAGGCACAAACGTTCTGATTAACAGCCTAAAAAAAGAGTTTGATGTTTCCTACGGCTACGCTAGACGGTTAGCAGTGACAGAATCAGCAAGGGTGTATTCAGAGGCTCAGAAATCGAACTATGAAGCTAACGGTGTCGAAGAGTTTGAAGTCATGACCGAATTAAAAGCGTGTCATATCTGCCAACCGTTTAACGGAAAAATATTTAAAGTATCTGAGTTGGTGCCAGCTTTGAACGCACCACCATTTCACCCCAACTGTCGATGTACGACAGTACCGCATTTTAGGAAAGATGTACACCAATATGAGAGAGAAAATGATACAGATTATAAAACTTTGAACAACAAGTATGTTGTGAAAGACAGGGAAAAGGCGTATAATCAAGATGCAAGGGAAACTAAAGCAAGATTCTATAGCGAGCAACTGTTGTATAAGATTTCGAA